GCCATCGTGGTCGTGACCATGCCGTCGATACGCCCGCGTGATTTCTTCTTGTTGAACATGCGGTTGCCTTGACCGTCGGGGTCGATCGCGGCGTTTGCCGCGCAACTGTATGTGACCGGCGAATTATCGATGATGACCCGCTGCGCGAGAATCGCGTCTTCGGTCTTTGTGATCGAGTGGGGCATGCAAAGCTGCCGGTCTTCGAACATGACGCGCGTGCCCTGGGCATGCGCCACGATCTTAAGCCCGCGTCCCGTTGGTTTATCCGGGCCGCCGTACAACCAGACTTCAAGCCCGACCTCAGCACACGCGTCCATGAAGCTCGAAATGAAGGCCGGATCGGCAACCATCTCGAGCACCTTGTGCTCGGCGTAGAGCTTGGACACCTGCATCGCGACGAACGTGTAATCGATCGTCGCGCCCGGCGTGGCGACCAGGAACCCATCCTCGACCCACTCCACGTAAGGGGCGTGATCGCGTTCACCCTTTTCCTTAAGGTGGCCGGCGGTGGTGCCCGCCGCTGTCCAATACCAGCTCTTCACCGCCAGGGGTTCGTCGCCGATTGGCTCCCAAGCGGCGCTGACTGCCGTCAGATCGTTCTTCTGCGAGAGATCGAGCGCCAGCCGGCAGAACCGGTTGCGCATCATCGTCTCATCGACCGGACCCTGCACAGCGGCCCACTTTTCCTCGTCGATCCAGAAGTCCGCTGATGCGGTATCAACTCCGAAATACAGCCGCAGGACGCTCGACTTGGTCGACGGACGCAGCAGCGCGGAGGCAACCGTCTCGCGGATATTCTCGATCGGGAAGGTCTCGCCTAGCGCCGGCAGCGACTTCTGCCAGACCTTCTCGTTCTCGAACACCGTCTCCCGGTCGGCCTTGTCGATCCGTGCCACGAACGCGAACGCTGTGTCGTCACGCGCCTCGCCCTTGGCGATATGCTGGTACATGTCTGAGTACGACGTGCCGACATGCTGCGACGTGGCGGGCGTGTTCGTGCCCATCAGCATCAATGCGTGACCGGCGACCTTGTCGATGCCGCGCTTCCACGTCTGCAACACGTTCTCATCGGTCAGCTCGTGGATCTCGTCGCCCGCGACATAGTTCGGTCGCGGACCGGAAAGGCTTTCCCCGCTGGCGATCGGCTGAAAGAACGACCCGCTGTCAGGATGCTCGATCTTCCAGGCGTTCTCCAGTTCGCCGCGGATGACGACCTCGCCGAGGCCTTCAAGGCTTTCGCCTTCGTCATGCTCCGGTATCGTCGCGCGGCACATGGCCGCGGCGTCGCGGAACAGGACGTTGGCGGTCTTCTTGTCCTCGCCGATGGCATAGCACTGGGCGCGCTGAATATCGCACCAGCCCATGATGTAGACGCCGATCGCACCCATTAGTGGCGACTTGGCCTGACCCTTGCCGGTTTCCAGCCAGCCTGATCGAAACCGCCAGCGGTCGGTTGCAGTGCGCCAGCCGAACAGCGAGCCCATGACGAACGTGTGCCACTCGAGCGGGTAGAACGGCTGGCCCGCAGATGGTCCGTCGGTGACCTGGAAAACCGACGGCAGGAAGTCGAGGGCATGGCCCGCAGCATCTGGTCGCCAGTAAATGCCGCGCCGCTCACCGTCACGCATGTCGCGCAGGTGCCGCTCGGCCGCATAGCGGACGAGTTCACCAGCCGTGAACAGCTTCCCGTCGACCGCGGCCTTCGCCCATGCCGTCGTCGGATCAGGATCGGAAAGGAACCGGTTAGCCACGCTGTTTTAGGAACCGTGCGGAGCCAGTCGTGCGCGCTTGCTTCTTGACCACCTTGGCGCCCGCGCCGCGTTCACGCGGCGAGATACAAAGCTCCTTCTCTAACGCCTGTGCCTGGCTCGCGGCGTTCGACATGGTCGTCCACCAGGGATTGTACGTCGGGACGCCGGTCTTCTTCGCTTTGATGACCGGGCCTGATTTGACCACCTCCTTCGCGGATTGATCGAACGTGACGTATGCGACGACCAGTCGGATGACCGCATGCGAGTTGGCAACGGCCAGTTTCTCGGCGCCGCGCATCTCGCTGATGATGCTCTTCCAGTAAGACGATGCGGCTTCGCGGTCCGCGGCCCGGCCGAAAATGCTGCGCCAGTTCGGCTCCGGCGGAACGCCGTCTCCCCCAGCAATTTCGATGACCTCGGCCATATGGCCTCCCGCGGCGGACCGGTCGAAACCCTCCCCCCTCAAAAATTACTCGCAGTGCGCACGCCCCACGTGGTCGGTACGGGCGGCGCAGGCCCTCAGACTTTTGACCCCGGGGGGTGGGCGCCTCAGCCGGCGCGGTTCCACGGGTGCGACGCGCTAGTCGGCCGTCCCGAACGATCCACGCCACCGATAGGCCGCGCCGCGGCGCCCTTGTCAGCAAGCGTCTTGGCGTCAGAGCATGGCCTGCAAAGCAGCTGATAATTGCTGCGTTCGCCGCTGCCGCCACGCGACAGCGGGACGATATGGTCGGCGATCGTGCCCAGCGTCTCGATGCCCTTTGCTTTGCACTTACCCTCGCAGGTGATGACAGTGGCGAGCAGGTGAGCGCGCATCTTGTCGTGCGCAGTGCCATAGCCGCGCTGATGGCGGCTGACTTTAGACCAGCTCATCAGCGTCCTCGAACGGCGGCACGGAGATCGATCGCCGCTTGCTCAGCCTGCTCAATCAAGCGCTCGCTGCGGCCCTGGTGGCGTGATCCACTCGCCATATTTTCAGCGATGCGCAGCACGCGCATGCCGATAGCCTCGACACGGTCGGCGGTAGCGGGTCGGAACGTTGTCGCCATGCCATCTCCCGTTGCCGAGACCTTCAGCAAATTTTCTTCAGATTAATCTCAACACAAGGCGAGGCTTTCGGCTACGCCGCAAGATAAAGCGCCTTAGTTAATTTATAAGGTGTTGCTGCAGAGGACTTGACGACGCTTTAGGGTAGGCTTTCAATCGAAGAGCGACCCGAATCGAGGTCGGACCTTGGAGAGTTGAGATGCCAGGCGCCAATGAGTTTAAAAAGGATAGACCATCTGAGCGTTGCCGAAGCGAATGTAACAGCGATCACGGCTCGGATCAATCGCCGTGGCCTGACGATCATGTCGCCGATAATGACCACGGTTTGTTCAACATCGTCAGTGATAAGACAGCCGCCTATTCAGACCACGGTACCAATACAGGGTCTTGATAAGCCCGCCACTCAGGGGGTTGGAAGGCCAGTCCCCTGAGTATCAATATCCGCGACGAGAACATGCGACTGCCGCCATGCCGCAGGACAATCGCTCGGAGCATGGCTTCTGCGTGAGGGGATGAAGGTGGCTCGCCAACGCGCTTTCGAAGATCCTGCGCCAGTTGCTCTACATCCTCGATAAGCCGATCGCTGCGCCCTGATGGCGCGACCCGCTCGACATCTCCTCGGCGATCCGCAGTGTGCGCATGCCGATAGCCTCTGCATGGTCAGCGGTGGTGAAGTTAAAGGCGTCTCGCGCTGCTCCTCCCATTCCGCACCTCATCTCACGATCAATTACTTGGCGCCGTCAAATCACCGAGATTCTGCGCGCAAGCGCGCCTGTGCGCCCTGAGCCCTCGCAGCGCAGGCTTTGAAAATTCCCAGCGCGGCGGTTCCAGCGACAGCCGGCTGAGACTTGAGGGCTGCAGCAACAGTTGCGGGAACTCGTCCATCCAGCCGCCCCATGTAGAACGCCGCCGTCAAATTCGCGACCTTCCGCGTTGGCTCGTTCGTGGCCTGCTCGCCGACGGCACTGGTTACAACCAGGCACCGGACATCGTCGTTCACCGTTTGCGCGTGCGCCGGAGCAGCAACTAAGATGGATGCTAGAACCAGACTGACGACGTTCTTCATACAAAGTTCCTGAGCGTAGTGGGCCTACAAGCATAGGACACATCAACGCACAAAGTAACGTCGCGTCTGACCATACCGTAGGACAATCGCTCGTAGCATAGCTTCAGAGTGAGAGGACGAGGGTGGCTAGCCAACGCGCTCTCGAAGATTCTGCGCCAGTTGCTCGACACCCTCGATAAGCGGATCGCTGTGACCATGATGGCGCGATGAACTGCGCACATTTCTGGAGATCCGCAACACGCTCATGCCGATGGCCTCGACATGGTCGGCAGTGGTGAGCCGCATATGCGGTGCAGCCATCTACACCTCCACATACGACAAGAGCCGTAACCCTCGCGGGCGCGGCTCTAACAACTGATCATGTGTATACGTTGCGGGGGTGATGGCGTCAACGAGTTTTCTACAGGCGTTGCTAAATGGCGCAACTTACCAAGCCAATTGACTCGCCAGCCGATGTTATATCTGTTGCGAGACAAGGTTAACTAAGGGGTAGTAGATGCGAACGGTTCTCGGATTCTTGATCGCCGTGGCGATCGCGACGGTCGCGTCTGGCTCGGCGCAGGCAGCGAAGATAGTCTTTTCGGGATCGAACGGGGCGGGTTGGGTGAGCGGATCATTCGACTACGATCCGAGTTCGACCGCGCTGGAAACCGAAGCCGACGAAACACGAACATACGCATCGTATACCCCCAGCCGAAGCCTGTATAATTTCAGCTTCACCTCGAGCATTACGAACGGTGTCACGACTGCCGATGACAATTATACAATTTTCATCAACGATTTTCTTCCGGGCACCGATGGGCAGGTCGATACTCTGAACGTTTTCGGCTTCAAGCAACTGTTCGGGTCTGAGAATGCCATGTTCACGTTTGACCTGGATTTCCCCGATGCAAACGCGCTGTCGTCGGCCTCGCTGCCCACGGCCCTGAACGCCGGATCAGCTCGCTTCTCTTATACCGGCCCGTTCGATTCATTGGCCTTGCCGGTCACCTTCGCAATGGCATCGGCTGTTCCCGAACCAGCCACATGGGCGATGCTTATCGCTGGTTTCGGAATGGTCGGTGGCACAATGCGCCGACGCCGCAGGGTAGACGCGCGCTCCCTTCTGCTGGCATAAGCTACCAAACACAATGTAGCCCAGGTGTTGGCGCCAACTAAAATAACCGTTCTTTCATGGCAATGACATCCGCCACGAACTGGACGGTGATGCGCGCGGCAGTCACCTGATCGTTACGGCACTTCGTGAGCGCCGACCCCGCAAACCCTGCGGTCTCATCGAACCGACAGACGTTCTCGAACACACACCACCACTTCGCCGGGAAGTAGCCCTTGATCCGCTTCAGATCGTCGAGGGCCTCCTGCTCTGCCCATCCGTTGCCCTGACCAGCGCCGGGGATGCGGGCCAAGTCCATGACTAGGGCCTTGCCTGCGAGACGCGACCATAGCGTCTCGCAATGATCGATCGCCGCGACTTGGCTATCGGACAGCAGCTTGGCCGCCTTCCAGCGCGCGACCGGCGTGCCGCCCCGGTTGATCAGGGTATGCTCGGTCACGACGCGCCCAGCATCGCGCAACGGCACATCGACGATCTCGTGCATGCCGCGACCGACCTGGATCGCGGGTGCGCCGATGGCCTCGCCCTTAGCCATCACTGCTTCGGCCATGCGCTGCGCAGGCGTCTTCGACTGCCGCTTGATCTTCTTGCTTGCCTTTGCTGCCCGTCCCATCGTCTCAACCCTCGCTCTTGAAATAATACTGAACCGCCATCAATCGCCGGTAACGTTTCGCTAACTGATTTGATTCAGTCGTTGGCAAGCGTAGTCAGCCAGAAGTTTGCTCTTCTCAGAGGAAACTGATGTGACTGCGACTGTTGCCAAGTTATATGACCAGCGCACAGCGCCCCGGCATTCCGTCGGCCTCGATGGCACCTTGCGAGACGATAACAATCGTCCATACGAGGTTGTTGTTTCGGACCTATCACTTACGGGATTCATTATTTCAGGTTCAGAAAATCTTAAAATACCGTCGCGCATCGGCCTCGGGCTGACTGGCCTCGGTGGACGGTCGGCACAAGTAGTTCGGAAAGATGGCCAAGGATGGTACGGCTGCGTATTCGACGTTCCGCTGACGGACGCGGAACTTAACAGTGTTGTCGTTGAGAGGCCAAAATCCACGGTCGTTTCGCTACCTTGGACACCTGATCCAATTCTCGACGCTCCATCATTTCGAGACGAAAGGTTAAGTCCGCTTGTTAAGGTTCTAATCATTGCGGGCGCCACCGGTGCCCTTTGGGGTGGTTTGGCCGCTGCAGTCTGGCCAAGCTTGTAACCGAGCTACGGGCGTCGATTAATGTCCTGATCATAATCATGCTGCCATCTGCTTGGGATCGATCGCTGCATCTTCACCAGGATTGACGCCGAACATGCGCACGTAATCCTCGCGGCTTGGCATTCGCGCGCCGCGGTCGGGGTTTCTGCCCTGCGGCTTTGGTCGGCTTGGATCGGCAGCCGATGCGAAGCGACCGCCAAGAGCGGCGACGATCTCAGCTGCTTCTTCCGGGCGGCAGCGCTCGGCAGCGGGATCATCACCCCCGCGACGCGTGCGCGCCTCGATCAGCTGCGAGAGGCGCCACTGCCGCTGGATACGCGGAGGGGCGGGCTGGCTCATCGCAGCAGCGCGGATCTCCGAAATCGAGGGGAAGAACTTTATCGTCCGCGCCGCGGCCATCGCGCCAGCCATCAGCACGTCCGCGGGAATATCGCTCAGCTGCTCAGCATAGACGTCGAGACGGGCGCTAGCCTCTTCTACCGACACCCGCGCAGCGGGATAGGCGACCACCAGCTTTGCCATGACGCGATCAACAGCGCGCGGCGAGCTCGTCCGAGGCGCGGCGCGGTATACGGCCAGAGCCTGCTCAGCGTCCGCGAGTTCAACATCGGTCAGCACGGGCAGACGGGTCGGCAGGGGGTCAGTCCCAAGCACCAGATCGGCCAGTCTCCCGTTCAACGAGGGCTCTTGCCATCGGGGTGAGGTCGTTACCGCGGTACGCTCGTCGACGGTCGTGAGTTCGTTTGCCATTAAAGCTCTTCCAGTTTTTGACCCAGGTTCTCCACGAAGCCTGCCAATCGAGGCTCTTCGTGCCTTGCGTGGTGTGCCGGTCGATGAAGTGCTCGACCTGTTCGGCTTCGAGACCAGGCGGCCAAGCTGCCATGGCCTTGCCGGTGATCGAGTCCGGTTTGACGATCGGGGTGAAGTCGAGAGGAACAAGCGTGCCCGCAGCATCGGGCTTGCCCGCCACCTTCGGGGGTATGGTGGTTCTTGGTGGTTTGGGTGCAGGTGGTGCGGGGGTTGGCGCACCTCCTGCGGGGCGCACCTCCTGCACCGGCGCATCTTGTGCGGGGGTGCAGGAGGTGCGGGGGTGAACAGTATAGATCACGCCCTTGCCGGGGCGCTCTGCGCGGGTGAGGTGGCCCGCCGCCGCCAAAGACTTCACAGCGTTCTGCACGGCGCGCTCGGACAGCTTCGTTTTGCCAACCAGTCCAGCGGGGCCGTTGATCCCCGGCCAGCACTGCGCAGCATCGTTCGCCATGATGGCGAGCACGTTCAGCACGCTCTGCTCGGGCGCACTGATTCCGACGACGCTCATAGCGGCGCGGCACAGGTCGAAGCCCGTCAGGAGCGTCACCGGCGGTTCTGCTCGCCGATCGTGCGGAGGGCCAGCAGTTCGGTGCTGATCGACTCTACAGCGCGCGCAACTCGGCAGAGCTGCCAGACTACGTACAGCGCGATGAAAATCATGAAGAGCTTGTCGCTATTATCCACCGTCAGAGCTCCACGTGCTGCATGGCGATCGCGTGCTTGAGCTCGGCGACCTTGGGGCGGGCGCGATTGAAGCGCTCGTGCTCGGCGCGCGCCGGGCGGGCTAGGCGGCGGGCGCGGGCATCGGCGATCCCGCGATCAATGTCGGCGTCGAGGCGCGCAAGGCGATCCTCGACCGATGGGCGCGGCTGGGCCACAGGGGCCCGACCGACGACGGCGCGTTTGATCAGGCCCCACATGGCTCAGATCATCCCCAGCGCGGACAGATACACCTCGAGGATCGCCTCCTCTTCTTGGTACTCTTCCTTCTTCTTTTTCCGGATCGATAGGATCTTCCGGATGGCCTTGGGCTCGTATCCGCGGCCCTTGGCCTCGGCCATGACATCCTTGATGTCGTCGGTAATGCCCTTCTTCTCTTCCTCAAGGCGCTCGGCGCGCTCGATCAGCAGCCGCAGTTCGTCAGCAGCCACCTGGCCGCCTCCCATGCCTTCGTTACGCTCTTCGGTCATTGTCATGCTCCTTGGTTGATCAATAGGACTGGGCGACATCGCGCTCGTGGCGGATGCGCTGGGCGTCTTGGTGGTTGAGGACGGCGCGCCGGGCATTCTCAGCGGTGCCCGCGATCTCGGCGAGGATGACGGCCTTGCGCTCGGCGAGCGGCATGCCGCCGACCTTCATCTTGGCGTTCAAGTCCCAGTACTGCTCTGGGCACCACGACAGGCGTGCGCGGCGAATTGCATCGCGCGCCGCCACCTTCGATGCCTCATCAGCCTCACGCCAGAAGTTGTGCCGCCCGGTCCGCTGCCCGACTTCGCGCTTCGCGGCGGCCTTGACGGGATCAGCCATTATGCGCGCAGCTGCTACTCGGCACGATTCCCGATGCCGCTCGACAAAATTAGGGTCCTGGCGTTTTGCATTGAGGCCGTCGCGCCGCGTTCTGGCGACCTCGGGCCGCAAAGAAACCTCTCGCATAGCGCACGGCCGACACCGACCCTTGGAGTCTCGGCTGATGGGCGTCGAGCAATCTGAACAGGTGCGCGTCATGCCGCGAACTCCAGGTCGATGATGTAGGGGGCCGATGCGGCCTGATGATCGCAGCCGATGTCGGCGCGGTTCCCGCAGCGGAAACAGGGGGTACGATCGAGCACTGGGGGCAGGGGTTCACGGCGCTCGGCCCGCGCGATTGCGTGAGCGCGCTCGGCTTCCCTCAGGGAGCCGTCCGGAGCTTTGCTGGCGCGGATCGTCGTACCCAGCTCAGGGATGAAGATCTCGCGCGAGAACGGCGTGGTGGTCACCACGATCTTATCCGCCGCGATGAGGTCGACCAAAGCCTTCTGAGGGATCCAGGAGGACCGCACCCCGAGCAGCGCCGCCAAGGCGAGGTTCGTTGGACAGCGGGCACCGGCGCGCGCCGCGCGCAGCAGTGCATCGTAGACGACGTCGCGGGACTGTGCAGCGGTGCGGCGGGGCTTCGTCATTGTGCCGAGGTCTTCCAATCAAGGAAGAACAGCGCGGGCGGACCTTGATGACCGTGCTCCCAGACGAACCACGCGAAGGCGATGACTCCATGGCCTTCACCTTCGCCGGCAAGCTTGCCGCGGCCCATCGGCACACGCCGCGACATGATGTAGACGCGCGCTAGCGGCGTACTGGGGAACCACTTGCCCCGCTCGACGCCTTCCAGAAACGCAAGGCGAAGGAACATAACGACCTTGCCCGTGGTCAGCATCAGCGCGCGGTCGATGAACTGCAGGGCGTCGCGGAACGGCGGGTTCGTGAAGATGTTCGCTGCGCGAGGCTGCCATTGCATGAGGAAGTCGAGCTCGCCCTCGCCATAGCCGCGATCGATCAGGTCGGTGCTGACGACGGTATAGCCGGCGGCCGCCAGCGCATCGGAGATTGCGCCCTCGCCGCATGCAGGCTCCCAGATCGCCCCGTCGAATTTCTCGACCTCGAGCAACGCGCGCGTCGCCGCGGGCCACGTCGGATAGAAGTCATGTGTCTCGCGGTTGACCGGATCATCGGTCTGCGCACGCGAGAATGCCTTGCCACCCGCCACCGAAGGCGAGGTGTCAGGCACACGTGCAAACTCGCTCGCAGAACCGGGCTCAACCGGCACTGCGCTATTGAGCGCGTCCATAGTCATCTCCGTTGCGGGGTTTTCCGCGTGTTATTCGTTGTCTTCAGGCGACCGCAGAGAGCGGTTGACGGATCTCGGTGCATCGATGGAGCCAGCGAGCGGACGCGCCGTGAAGGTCGCGCATCAGCTTCTCGCCGGCGAGGTATTCCTGGGGGACGATCGTGCGCCCGCCGGGGCCGTTCGGGTGCTCGGACTCGTTCAGCATGACCAGCACGCGCGCTATAAGCAGGCCGCAGTCGTCCGCGTCGCAAACCGCATCCTCGTCGACGAGGCGCTTGCCCTTCGCCCGCAGCCAATCGTCGAGCACCGTCGGCTCAATATCCATGACCCGGTCGAGCACCTCGATCGAGGGCATGGAGCCTTGAAGCTGCTTGTCGAGGGCCTGGGTGGAAAGGTCGACCGCATCGGCGAAGCGGCCCTTGCCACCCGCGTTGTCTATGCCGCGCGAGACGCCGCGCATGATCTTGGCATGCAACTGGGCTTTCGTGAGTCGTTCCGCATTTGCAACGACAGTTGGGCCGGTCATCGACCATTCTCCTGCTCATGGAAACTGAGACTCTGATCACCGCTCCGAAGGCCGTTCGCCTTGCCGTGGCGCGCGCGCTGCTCGAGCATCGCAACCTCGTGACGGCAGCAGAGGTCGATGCCCCAGAGCAGCACGGCCGAGCCAGCCGTGATGATGATCACGATCGCGACGATGGACCAGTGGTCCGTCACAGGACGTTCCCTTCGGCGTCGCGGATGACCCTGCCGTATGCCGCCGCGTCCCTGCCCGACAGCAGCGACTGGACGAACCGATGACGCTGCCAGACCGCATGGGCGTGGCCCAGCACGAAGCTCGCGGCGCACGCGAGGAAGCACGCGATGCAGATCATGATGATGTTCATGCAGCTTTCCGATCACGAGAGGGACAAACCGGCGCTTGGCATGACCGAACCGCAATTGCGGCTCGGCAACCACAGGCCGTGCAGTGCGTGAAGTCGAGGACGGGTGCCTTGATGTGCAGCGCCTCGGAAACAGCGTGCATCGCGTACCGTCCGCCGTTGGCGAGGATCAGCGCGCATGGCTCGCTGGAAACCCGAGCAGGCTCAACAGAGGGGATGGAGAGGACCATCTACGCAACCCCACGCGTGCAAGAGACGTCAGCCATTGTCGGCCTCCGTGACGAACTTAAGCAGAGCGCCCGCGTCGTTGAGGAGGTCGCGGATCGTCATCGTCGATGGCGTCCAGCAGTCGTCGATGCACTGAAGCCGCACCTTCCGTTCGTCGAGCGGCGTCTGATCGACCCACGCGATGATCTCGCGAGCACCGTCTTCGACCCGCAACGGATGAAGCACCTTCGCGATACGGATAGCCTTAAAACGCAGATCACGATCACGATCCCTGCGGCTGCTTTCCTGGATCTTCGTGATGTGCTTATCCCATGGGCGCGAACCCGTGAGCGGCGTGACACTTTCGGAAGTTGGCTGGGGGGAGGCCTCGTGCGTCATGCCGCTTCCTTCTGTTCAACGGAGGCAACTGGGTACGACGCCATAAAATCGACGATCCTCCGCGCAGTTTTTAAAGTTAAAGAGCGATCGGCCTTGAGGTTCGCGATCAGATTTGCGTCGCCGATCGCGAGGCGGCCAAACGTTGATGGCTTAAGCCCCTGCTTCGAGCAGAACCGATCAATCTGGGCCAGAATGTCCGCGTCGCTCGCCAGCGTCGTAACCATACAAACCGTATAGTCGGATGTTTCCGACCTTTCAAGTTGGAAACTTCATGCTTCCGACCCAGCCCCTCGTGTGTGAAGCATCCGACATGGTGGACATAAGCGACTTGCGCGGGAAGCGACTTTACGACTCC